GAAGTTTGCTTGATTGCCGTAGAAATGAAGGAATCCTGTGGAACTACTACGACCCATGTCGTAATAAAATGAACTACTATACCCCAGCCTAAATTGAAAATTATCGTTTGGGTTATATAGATTTAATAATCTTTCTGTTCCATCCGTTTTGAATATTGCCTGAACCGTGCCATTATCGGTAATTCTTGCATTACCTCTTACATCGAATTTGTATGCAGTATTAATACTTGTAGAACCTATAACCACACCCCCCGAACTCGTTGCAAAGTATGCATCAGTTGTATTGCGGAGGGTGCCGGAGATGTCGAGGTTGTAGGTGTTGTTGGTGTTACCTATTGAAACGTTACCACCTGCGTTGATACGCATTCTTTCTGATGTGACACCTCCAGATGTTGTGTGAAATTGCATGATACCACCATGAGGCCAACCGCCTATCATCATGGCTTGTGTTCCCGAACCTATAATAATCCTGTCGTATCCAATAGTTGACCCAAGAATTACGGATGCACCACCGGATGTCGGTAATATACCAAAAGCTTTATCTCCACTTCCGTTAACTGTTAAGTCATAACTTGGAACATTTGGGCCAATCGAAACTTTTCCATCTGCCGTAATTCGCATCCGTTCGGTTGCGTTTGTTCCAAATAACATCGCTTGATTTTGGTAATTCCATAAATAAGCGATGTTTGCGCTATAGCTTAACTGAAAACCATTTGTTGTCAATGAACCACTTGCGTCATTTTGTAATGCGATTACGGGCGTACTTGCACCTCCATAAACTCTAAGGTAATTGTTGTAAACAATTGTTGAGCCGATTGATACCCCTCCACTACTCGTTGCAAAGTATGCTGATGTGGTGTTACGAAGGGTGCCTGCAATATCCACCTTGTAGGATGGAGATGATGTTCCAAAACCAGCATCACCGGTATCCGTAATGCGCAGACGTTCAGTATTTGATGTTCCTGTGTTAATTGTGAAAGTACTTGCCGCAGCTGCACCAAAGGATACCTTTTCTGAACCGTTTACCAATCCAATTCGGCCCCAATAACTACCATCGCCTATTGACGCGTATCCAAATAAAATTGCATTAGTTGCGCCAAATGAGTTATTTAAAATTCCAATTCTACTTGGGCGTGCATTTGCTGAAAACAATCCATCATTTGCATAAGTACTGAAAGACGCTAATCCATTAATTTGACCAATTACATCAAGTTTGTAACTGGGTGATGATGTTCCGATGCCTACATCTCCAAGAGATGTGATTCTTAGTCTTTCATTAATAACAGCACCAGTTGTTGTATAAAAAAGAAGATCTGTTGCATCTTTATTTGTAGTAGAATGAAGGTTAGCAATATATGACCTACCCCTACCATTCATTCCGAGCGCAATAGCAATGCCTTCGCCACCAGAAATTGTTAAATCCGGATAAGTAAGCTGCATTGCAGTAACTGTTCCGTTTGCTAAATTCGCTGTACTTAATGTTACTAAACCCTGTTGTACATGAACTTCGGATATGGGTGACGTGATGCCGATACCGACATTGCCAGACCCATCAATCCTCATCCTTTCAACAGGGGTAGTGCTTCCTGCCGGGGTGGTGTGGAACTGAAGACTTGTCGTATTAACTCCAGCATCTTTTAGAGCATAAATAAGCGCACCGTTGTATAAGGCAGCAGCAGTGGAATTAAATCGGAATTCCATCTGTACCGCTTGGGAATTAGCATTACCGCCTGTGTTTGCGAATCTGACAACATCTGTGCCGGTTGGTCCAGAGAAACTTGCCATTGTGGTTATGTCACTTACCACATCAAGTTTGGCGGTAGGGTTGGTATTATTAATACCAAAATACCCACTTGTTCTTGTGATTGTAACAAACTCTGATGTTTCGTTGAATATCGAAAAACTTCCTCCGGTTCTTGCATGGCTTAAATACCAAGTACCTGCCGCACTTGCAAAACCAAGCCTAACTCTTGCAGATGTACCTGCGTTATTATTTTGGAAAATTATGTTTACATCACTATTAACATCATCTACAACAAATAATTTTCCATTAGCACTTGTAGAGCCTATGGAAACATTACCTGAACTCGTAGCGAAATAGGCTGATGTGGTGTTGCGTAGGTTGCCGCTAATGTCTAAGTTGTAGGCGGGGGATGTAGTGCCAATGCCAACAGAAGAATTGCTTAATATCCTAATTGCTTCGGTTAAGGATGACCCAGCATTTGGTTTAACAAAAAAACTTAAACCGTGTGAATTATTTGTACCGTTGTTATTTGTAGCAATTTGCGCTTGATCATAATTGGGTAGATTGCCTCCTCCAGATTTTCCCCGAAATAATATTGCAGTGCCAGCTCCGACCTGCTCTGCTGCTGTTGCTTCAAAATCTACAATCAACCCAATGTTTATACTATTAACACTGCCTCCTGTTTTAATAATGTGCAATGGTGCAGTTGGACTTATCGTACCAATCCCCACATCTCCGGCAGATGTTATCCGCATCCGCTCAAAGTTGTTTGTGCCGTCAGCCGTGTAGAATGTTAGGGCAGCGGTTGGAAAAGATGAACGACCTCCGACACCTATACGCCCCTCGGTACTAAATGAGCCAAGATATACTGCCGTGTTAGCATCTCCTCCGAAATATGCATAGTTGCTGCGAACATTGAACGTGCCATTGACATCTAACTTATAGGATGGTGATATAGTGCCGATACCAAGATTTCCAGAGGTTGTCAGCAACATTCTATATGAACTACCAGTCAAATCATACCACGAAAAATTATTTGATGCGTCAATGCCAGATCCAACCCACCATGTCTGAGATGCTCCTCGCACATATGATATATAAGGTGAATTGATAGCGGATGATGTAAGTTTAAAATACGCATTTGCACTACTATTTGTTACCTCGGCATTTCCGCGAACATCCAATGTCGCTGCCGGACTTGTCGTACCAATACCAACCTCTCCAGTATTACTAACATAAAATCTTGAAGTTGTATTGGCATTAACACCGGCAGTTCCGCTTGGAGCAGTTACATAATTTAATGTCCCAGATATAAACACCAACGATCCAAGAGCAGCATTTACGGCATATCTATAATTACCGCTTGTATTAATAAAGCCATTTTGGATTAAATATGTATTAGCACTGTTGTCGCTTAGTAACGTAAAATTCTTTAATTGAAAATACTGAACCCCATTTGATGTTACATGTGCAAATGTTCCTACTGAACCAACATTGACCCCTCCCGAACTCGTTGCAAAATACGCATCTGTTGTATTGCGAAGGGTGCCACTGACATCAAGGTTATATGTATTATTGGTATTCCCGATGGAAACGTTGCCGCTTGCGTTGATAACAACTCTTGCGGTTGCTGTTGTACCTGCCGTTTGACTTGCTCCTGTGTAAAATCTTAATACACCTTGATTGTCATATTTGTATCCCGCTATTGTGCCTGTTTCCGCATGGGATACAACACCAGCGGCTGACACGTCTAAATTATAACCGCCACTAATTGCGCCACTATCATCATTTTTTGCCACGCGCATAAATGTAGCATCGTTCAATCTATACTCACCGACTGCTGTAATTCTATTGTTTGAACGAATGACACCCCTAACATCTAATGTATAAGATGGCGCATTTGTGCCAATTCCAAACCTTGTATTTGTGTTATCCCAAAAAAGATTATTGCTTCCCGTTACCGCTGACGTTCCGCTGAAATACGTTACTTGTCCACTTGTCCCCGTCCCTGTTACAGGATTCGTCAGCGTTGCCTGTTTGCCGTTCAGTTGGGTTTGTATGGCAGATGTGACCCCGTCAAGGTATCCGAACTCTGTATTAGACACGACCCCTGTGCCTATCTTCGCAGCATCAATACCCGTAGGCATATCAGCAGCCTGAAGGAATGACCACTCAATATCAAAGTCTGTAGTAGACTTCTTGACTATAAACTGCCTGACAGATCCTCCGGAAGGGAAAGCTCCCGGGTCACCCTTGTCTCCTTTCGGTAAAACAAAGTTCAGTACCGCCTCATTGATGGTACCCACGTTTGTGATGGAAGGAACCGCCCCAGATACAACATCACCTATCTGTATGGTAACAGCTGCTGCAGGTACAATATTCCAGACAGAACCGTTCCACTCCCAAGTGTTGTTATTGAAAGTCGCCTGCTGGCCAATAGATGGATTGTCTGGGAAGTTTATAGCCATATCAGTTATTTGCTACTATTATCCAATTAGTTCCGTTAGACCTTACACGAACATACTTCCACTGAGCTGTCATGGTATAGGTAGCTGCTCCGTCGATTGTCTCTGCCCCCGAACCGTCAACGATAACTGAGTTTGCAGCCACCACCTTCTTGATGGTGTACTCCTTGCCCTTTATCTTGGCAGCAGTCGGTAGGTTGATGGTCACGTTACCGGAAGTGCTGTCAACCTCTACGGTGTCATCAAACGGTACCAGAGTGTAGTTGGCAGACTTTGATATCACGCCGTTAAGGAATGCAGGATCCTCAGCCCACTCAGCCTGACGTGTGTCAGTCTGTGAAGCGGCGTCTATGTATCCTGACTTGGTGACGATGTAAGCCTTTGTTTCCCCATTCTCGCTCATGGTTATCCTTCCACCTTTCTGAACAAGCAGATATCCCAAGTTAAGGATGTTGTAGCTTGAAGAGATGGAGGAGATATTCTTTATGTATCCGTTGTTACTGAAGTAAACTCCGGTAGCGGTAGTGTCAAAGTTTGTACTGCAAGTAAACTGCTTGGTGGTATTGTTCCAAGAGTCTATCGAGAATGCCTCTATTCCGTCCGGAGATGTGACGTTGCCCACATTCTGGATGAAGATATTGTCCTTGCCGGCGAAATAGTCAGGACGTCCGATGTCTATCCTTACATTGCTGATTACATTACTACCCGCTGTAACATCACCCAAGAAAGAGAGGAACTGAAGTGTTCTATACACATATACCCTGTAGTTTCCGTCAGGCATTGAACCGGTTATGTAAGAAACCTTGAAGGTGCTTGCACCAATGTTCGTCACAATACCAACACCGGCAATCGTAAGGTTGGTGTTATAGAACGCAACCACTGAAGGAGGTGTAGACCTGAGCCATGCAAGGCTAGAGGAAGGTGCAGTGATTGTAACCTCACGGTTTCCATCTGTAGAAACCGCAATAGAAACTGCAGACCCGCCATTCACCCTAAGATCCTGCAGGAAATAAGCTTGGTTTATGGAGCTCCTTGGACTGTGAGATATTTCTATACCACTTACAAGATTCCCTTCCTGCCGAATAATGTTCTTACCGTCAGCGTAGAAGTACCAGCCATTTTCAGGAAGTACACTCTGAGGGTTTAGTGCTCCAAGGTTTATCAGACCAGATCCAACATAGCAGTTGTCAAGCATCGTGTTCCCACGGTATCCAGTTTGTGACACTTCGAATCCGTCAATCTGAATGGGGGGAACAGTAAACCTACACTTGTCAAATGCAAATCTTCCGTTGAATACTATCGGATGGTATATTCCATCTCCGGTGTAATATCTAAATAAGCAGTTTTTGAAACCACAAACACCTGTTGCCAGTATATCATAAGAAGCTGAAGCATATGTTCCACCTGCGGGATATACGAAATCAAATACACTGTCAGAGATAGAGCTACCCATGGTAAAGTTAATATCCCCAATCCTTCCAAGGGACTCTGCGTACACGCTAGAGATCTTCATCGGGAAGTACCCGGTCTCAGATCGAGAACAGAGGGTATGATTTTTACCAGCAATGTTAACATTCTCTATCACCCAGTGGCCAACCTGACTTACGGAAGGGTAAGAAGATGCGCCGTACTTATTGAACACAAGTATCGTGTGAGTGTCTCCCCAGCAGCTGAGGAAGGACGCACGGTTCATCTTCTCCTGATCCTGACACCCGGCGATACAACCCTTCACATTTGCAAACTGTATCCTGTTGAACTCAAGAAGCTCTGCGTTTTTGGTTGTTCCGTTCGGTGAGGTTATGATCCCTATAATAAAATTTGTTATTACACACTCATCAACCACGATACCGGTCGATCCATTATCGGGATCAATTACAATTATAAGATCACCAGTGGATGGATCTATATCATCATTCCCACGATAATATGTTGAAAGGCTTACGCCATATGCGTCAGTTCCCTGATAACCACCATCTGATGGTATGGTTGTACTGCTGTGAGAAAAAGGATCTATCACAATACCCGCATACGGGCTGAATGGCTGGTTGCGGCATCCACTATCACTGTAATTTTCCCAAGAAGTTGAAAAAAATACATCATTTGAAAGGTCTGGAGGTGCGTATGCCCCCTCAATTTTAAGATTCATTATCCTACACCCCTTACCCCTTTGTATGCCAAGAGCAAAAGAATTAGTAAACGTAGCCCTTATAGTTGACCCGCCATACGGACCCGCTGCCTCATAGAAAGATGTTTCTCCTATTAAGTTTACAGTATACGTTTGATAAAATGTCCCATTCCAGTTATGTGCTATAATTGGTTTTGCTATTACATATATACCTTCAGGGAAATATACATTGTGAAGCTTTTGATAATTTCTTATCAGCGTGTCTATCGTTTTCTGAATAGGAACTTCATCGGTAGTTCCACTATTACCATTATCGCCCTTTGCCCCAAACCACTTAACACTGAAATATCTATTTGAAACTCCTACAGGGTTTATTGTCATTGATGTTGAGAATATCTGCCTGTTGAACTCAGCATCTATAACACAGCCATTGACAGTTCCAGACCCGATGAATGCTCCATTAGATCTGAACGTAAGCTTCTTCCCCTGACAGTTAAGTGTTCCAGATATGGTAATGTTTCCATTATCTATCACAACCTCTGAAACTCCAGAGTTTAAAAATATTGTGTTCAGCCTATAGGTCATGTCCGAGCCCGGGAGTACACCCCCGAGCCGGGCAAGGTATGGTCCCTTGTCGTCCGCAATCCTCCACTTGTCAGTGCCGCTTGCAAAGACAAATACGTCATCAGCTGCAGTTCCGGAACTAACCTGACGATAAAGACCGGAGCTGTCAAATGCGACCCCTAATGTTTGAGATGTATTGATTGCCATATTTTATGAGAATAAAGTTCCACCTAATGTTGCACCGGTAGCAGCTCCTGTAGCAGACAACACACCACCGGTTAATGAAAGACCAGCACCTATCGTAAGTTCCTGAGGGGATCCGGAGCTTCCGGCTGAACGACCCAAGACCCTTGCGTCTGTCATGTTCTGCATCTTAGCATATGTGACAGCACCCGGATCGATAGACCAAGAGGCGCCGCCTCCTGAAACACTTATGTCCCCCTTGTCGCCATCTGTTACGCCACTAGACGTAGATGACAGAACGCCTCCAGAAAGAGAAAGTCCAGAACCTATGGTTATCTCCTGAGGAGAACCCGCTCCGGCCGCACTGCGACCAAGGAGCCTGCTGTTCGTGACATTCTGCATCTTGGCATAGGTAACACTTGCCGGGTCGATGGTCCACACGACCCCGCCACCAGAGACAGATATGTCACCCTTGTCTCCGTCCGATACACCACCGGCAGAGAAGAATGACAGCTGGGACCAAGTGCTGGTTCCGTTACCTATCTTTATACTCCCTGTGGTTTTGTCTATGCCGATCTCTCCATCGGCCAGTACCGGATTTGCTGTAGCCCACTCCGTAGATGTCCCACGGCGTAGTTGAATTATGTTAGGCATTTCCTGCGTCGATTTTTTGTATTTGTAGATAAACACTATTAGGCACACCACCATCAAAAGTGATGCCGTCAATAGTTTGAATAAGTCCAGAGTTTGCATCTTGTACCCAAAAGTTATCGTAGTAAATATACGAAGTACCTGTAATACTGTTGTACCACTGAAGACCTATGTACGGGTTGGCCGGCGGAGTGTCAGAGACAATCGTCTTACCCGGCAGACCCTGAGCACCGGCAGGTCCGGTGGCACCGGTGTCACCCTTTATGGCCTTCTTCCCAGACAGAACAACAACACGGTACTGCCCATTGGATGGTGCTGATGCGAAACTCACCTGAACAGTGTTGGCAGTCAATACCGCCACCTCTGCCAGAACCTGTATTCCAGAAGAAACCTCGTACACCTGAACAACCACGCACACATCATTGAGGTTGTGGGTTACAACAAACGATAACAGCGAACCATTCCCTAGCGTTGTGCAGTAAGATATCTCGCCAGTAAAAGGATCAATCTCATACTGTGTAAAATCATAGGGCGGTATTGCAGCATTTGTGTGAACACAAGGTATAGTCTGGCCTGAATTAAGAACAAATAGTAAATCTTCATATACATCTAAAACTCCCTGCTGACCTATCCCACCAACAAGAAGAAGGCGGAGCATGTCTACCAAATGCGTGAACAGGGTCTGAGCTTTCTCAAACTCAGGGAAGTCCCCATTGCATTCAATGTACAGGTTGCGAAATGTCTCAAGCTGCTGGACAAGATCACCTATCGGCTTCGGGGTACATGCATCTGCAGTCTCGGTTTTCGACAAGGATTCCAGAACCGTAAGCCAAGAGTTCGTCTGGCTTGTGTATGTCAGCGTTGAGGTGAGGCTTATCGTATAAAGAGCATCGTAGTAGTTCTCGTTGAATTCCAAGTTCAGTGATACCCCCGAACTGGAAAGATTACCGGTAGGAATACTAGAGCCAACCCAAGCCCTTATGGGAGTGGTGTTGTTGTATCCAGATACTTGATAGTTTGTTCCATCACTGTATGAAAGTACAGGAGTGAAGATGTCAAAGTTCTTGACAAGGCTTAATGACACAGGACTGTACTGGAACGCAAACGTTCTGGTAAACTCTGTGGCAAAATATCCAGATGCGGTGACCGTAAACTTTATGACATAGTTCCCGCACTGTGGTCCACCTATACTGTCCGGGCTTAGATTGAATTGAAACGTACCACCCGGTGAAGTTATGTCCGGAGTATCCAAACTACTTGACCTGACATATCCATCTGGCTGAGTAATCGTGAAAACGCCGATCATGCCAGAAGGTGCTCCGACAGTAGTGTCTGTCAGAATCATCTTTGGCGCACCGGTCAAGTCGAACCGGACGTTAAAAGACACATTACCGATCGATGGCATGTCACAAATTTAGTCAATATTTATGACAGATAAACAAATCCCCCGCCTAGAAAGGCAGGGGAGTTCAAACAACCAAACTAAGAGAGACTATTTTTTAGACTTAGACTGAATAGTCTGATATACCTTTTCTCCTTTGGCACTGCTAACGCAATACGCCAGCAGCTCTTCTACATTGTCACCTCCGGTTGTTCTTGATACGGTAAGGATAACCTCACCACCGGGCCAGCTGAACCTAGACTGCTCAGAGTCGAACAGGATAACACCCTTATTCAGAGCCCTATTAATTGTGGCCTTCATGACTGCCTGCTTGTTGTTGATGAGTTCCAAGAACTCTGCAGGCGCATTGTCCGCCATTGTTTCCAAATTGTTTCTCAGGATGTCGATCTTCTGAGTGTCGTCCTGACCAAGTGCTGCAGTGTAGTTTCTTACATCTTCAGTGCTCAGGTCTGCGGCTGCATTCAATGCCTCCCTCTTCAGGTTCCTAGTCTTCCTCTCAACCTCTGACTTCTTGGACTCATCGACCATCTCAAAGATCAGCTCCTTTGTTGTGTCCCTGTCAGGGTTTGACCCGTTGTGATTGCAGAGGGAAAGATAAGCGTGTATCTCCTGATCGGCACCACGACCACCGATGCATGTTATTGTTCCGGCGGACTGGATGGTAAAATAAAGATCATGGAACGTGTGGTTGCCTTCAGAGTCAACAGACTTCACGGCAGCGATGTCCACATACTCCTCCGCCTTCTGGTCATAGATCTGATCCATGGGCGGCACCTGACGGACGGCAGGGTATGCCTTCTTGCCGGGATCCATCGGGTGGTTTGGAAGATCGGTCAGCCTGTATACCACCTGCTCTCCAATCTTCAACTTTGTTTTTTCTACAATCTCTTTGGATAGGTTGTTAAACCTTTCTGTTTTTCTCATCTTATTTGGGTTTTAAAAAAGGGGGGAGCGTTATTGCACCCCCCCGTAAGAACATATTACAATTTATTTCAATTTGAAACTCCACTGGGCACCGAGAAGTTCCAGACCCTGAATTGATTCGTAGTGAATCTCAAGGACAGAACGCTCGTTGGTAGGCACAGGAGCCAGACCGCCGAGAAGGATCTCACGATATTTGAAATCGGTTCCACCTTCTGCAAGGTAGCGAACCTGCATCATGTCGACCATCTGACCGTCAACGGTCTTGATCTTCGTTGCAGGAACACCGTATGCAGCATCTTTGGCGTTGTAACCACCGGTGAAGTTGACGATGTTCTTGTGGTCAAGAATCGGCAGGTACTTCTTGTAGTAGGTGCGGCCATAGATTTTGATGGTGTCGATTCCGAGCTCGATCTGCTTGCCGGAGATTTGGAACCTTGCACCCTGAGAGAGCAGAGCACTGTTACCGAGGTTATTGAACAGGTCATCCCACAGGATGTTCTGAGCAGTACCTACGAACAGGAAGTACTCTTGAGGAGCACGGTTCTTATTCAGCAGCTGAGTCAGAGCCTTGATGTCAGCCAGAGCTACAGTACCAGAAGTCAACAGACTCAGGTCGCTACCCAGAGTGGTAACATACTGGTCAAGACCCATGGTGGTCTGTACGGGCTTGCTTTCAGCGTCAACCAGAACCGGAGATGCGTCAGCAAACTTCGTGGTGCTCTTCTTGCCGAAGAACATGGCAGCAGAGATGTCAGAGCGGAACTTCAGAAGAGATTCGTGCTGGCCCTTGTACATGTAGAAAGGCTTGCCTTGGAATTCAACTTCCACCTTGGAGGCCTTCTGCACGTCAGTGATCTCGAACTTACCTTTGAAGATCTGGACTTGGTTGGAGTACTTCGTCACACCCCACCTCTTAGCGGCCGGAGAAAGAGAACCTTCGCCGTTTGCGTTAGAGAAGAAGGAGATCTTGTCAGCGGCAGTTACAGTCAGGTTAGTTCCGTCAACGCTGTGAACGACAATGTTAGTCGTTGAAGCCTTGCTCTTAACCAGACCAACCTTACCGTTGGTGAAGAGAACCAGTTCGCCCGGCGTTACATAAGCGTAGGCGGTGGCGTCGATCGTTGCAGTTACAGCAGTAGTTCCAGAACCAGTTACAGCAGTAACGGTAGCGAGAACATACAGCTCTTCGTTTACGAAGTGATGGTACTCAGGAACAGAAGTAACGGTGCTACGACCGGTGAGTTCCATGATGTCAATGAAAGAGGATTCCTCGTTTGTGATATCGAGTACCTTGTTCAGGATTTCCCTCTGATCGAGAAAGTCGATAGAGGAAACGTAGGTCTTATTAAGTTGACCAAGTGTTCCGGGCATTGTGTTAGGTTTTTAATTATTTCTGAATTCCCCTCGATGCAAACGCCTGAAGAAGACCTGACCTAAAATCGCCAGATGTTTCTGTAGGCACATCACCAGAGGAGGTATTACTAGGGTTTTTGATCTCCTTTGTAATCTCCTGACGTCCTAGGGTTTTTCCGTAGTTGATGAGTGAACGCTCAAACAGCTCCGGGTTCTGAGAATAAGCTGCGGTCTTATACCAACGCTCATAATTCAGTTCCCCATTTTCGTCAGCAAACTGACCAAAGAATCGATCGTTATCAAGAGTCATGTCCAACAGCGTATCCGCCTGAGGTATCTCGTAGTTGAACTCTCCGTCAGCAGTCTTGATAGAAAGCTTCTTGCTTTCCAGAAGATTCTTGGTGAGAGAATTACTACGAACACCCTCTTCGAACTTTTTCATAAGTTCAATGGCCTGTTCCTGATCATTTGAAGTTTCCGGTTCCGGGGCCGAAAAGTTCTTTTGCCAGTCCAAATACTTGGATCGGAGTTTGTTCGCCTCAGTCCTGAGCAGTTCTTTGCCCAAGCTTGAATCGTCCTCACCCCATTCATCGGCGTCGATCTTGAACCTGTCAATCACCTGCTGCTTGTAGAGCCTTTCGAAGGCACTATCACTCAGCTCACTGTACTGCTCACGGAGATCTCTTCTCATGATCTCCTCGTCAGACATCTTGGTGAAGTCGACAGTTTTAGCCTGCAGATATGGTGTCAGATCACCTGTCTTTTCATAGAACTCGACGGCTCCCTTTATGAAGTCGTCTTTAAAATTATATGTCTTCTCAACGTCTGCCGGTTTCTCAACTTGTTTCACCTCTTGAGGTGCTTCTGTTGGTGCCTCTGCTGGTGCTTTTACTGGTGTTTCTACTGGTGCCTCTGTTTGTGCAACCGGTTGTGCTTCTCCAGCAACTTTGAAGTCATCCAGACTCGCCGTTGAAAAATCAAATTCTGCCATAGATTGGTTATTTTGTTACAAAGTTTGTTAAGAGTTTTTACATAACCTGAGATTCAGGACCAAGTGGCTCTTCGGTCATGGGTTCCGGGGGGGTCATGGGTGGCTGTTCCGCAGGCAACGAGGGCTCATCTTCCTCAAAAATACCCTTGTTCAATTTTGCCACGCTCTTTTTACCCTTGTTCTCAACCTCCTTGGTGGTGACCTTACCTGTCTGCCTCATCTCTTCAAGCTGCAATTCGAACTGGTACTTCATCTCGAGAAGCTTTGCCTCCAGTTCTTTCTCAACCTGAATGAGTTGTGACTTCACCTGACCCTCCACCTGCATGGTCTGCTGCTTGGCCTGCTCTGAAGCCATGGCTGACTCCTGCTGAACCTGAGAGTTCATCTGCTGCATACGCATTGCCTTCTCCTCTTCCTCCTCCCTGCGCTTCTTTATTTTGTACGCCAGCAACTGCTGTGCCACCTTTAAGTTGTCGGTGTTCTGTATGATAATCCCATCTTCGATATCAAGCAATCCGTTTGCCTGAGAGCCCTGTACCTGCTGCATCAGGAGCATCCTCTGCTCATCTGTTGGTTTGTCCTCCAAGAAGATTCCAAACTCATGCAGTGACAGGTTGGGGGATACTTGGAAGAATCTCATGGTGTTACCCCCGAGCGACCTCGCATAGCCCTCCACCTTCCCGGTAGATACAACATCCTGAAGCCTTATAATGATGGCGTTTGACACCGACTCGAGCAGCTTCTTCTCTCCGCTTATGATCCCGGAGAGAGAGTTGTTGGTACCCTCAGATGCAAGCTTTGCAACCGTTGTGAGAGTCCTTGGATCCGGTGTGGATCCGTCAGTCATCTCGTTCATGCCGGTTATATCCCTGAGCATCTGTATGTGATTCTGTATAAGCTGCCAGTAGCTTAGAGCATCCCTTCCAAGACCGTTCTCAAGTTCTTCTATTGGCTTGATGTTAGACGCCCTTCCCTGAGAGTCAAGCTTGCGATACACAAGTGTACCGGTCTTGTTGTACAGGTCAAGGACTTTTAGCGGAGTCATCTTTGTTCCCCCCGAACCGAGCGGGATGTCCTCCAGTGCGCCCATCTCAATCATGATACCCTTCGGCCTCGACTGGTTGATTACGTTCTGAAGGCGGTACCATGCTATCTGAATGGCGTCTGCAATGGGGATCAGTTGCTCCATCATACCATATGCCCTCATGTCCCAGAACTCAGGGGCATACAGGTGGTAGCTCATCTCTGTATCCATCAGGCTGGACTTTGCACGCTTCATGTCTGTGCAAAGACCGTAGTCATACATGTATGGAGTGTCAATTATCCACTTGCACTTGTATACCACCTTGTAGGCCACCCGATCGAATTTTTCCTTTCTCTTATTGCGATCATCAAATTTTGCTCGGGCATATATAAGATTTCCCCTCCTGTCCACACGCTGCTCATATACCAGCTGATTAACGGAGAAGAATTCCAAGTCGAGTACACGAAGTCTGAATTTGTCATAGCCTTTGTTGTATACAGAAAGAGATGACGGCCATTCCCTTGGGTTGCCAAACTTTCCTATTACGTTCTTTGCTATCTGCTCATACTCCTCTTCAGAGAACTGATTGCCGGCAGCCTGCTTCAGATCGGCGATGGTTATCTCTACAACCTCACCAATATAGGCAGCGTCTCTGAAATCATTTGTCTTACAGTGGTTTATGATTATATTCCTAGGGTTTACGGTCCTGATCTTTATGGCACCGTTCGAGTCTATTGACTCCTTATAGCCGGCGACCCCAAAGTCAAACAGATCCTCACGGATCTTCTCCCTCATCTTCTCGATCTGGTTCTGCTCAAGCACAAGCTTTATACCCTGCTCGGCTTCTATCGCCATGTGATGCTTGAAGGTGTACTTCATCTGCATCTCAAGCTCTTCCAGATCCCTTGCTTCCTGAGGACCCATTTGAAGAACCGGCGAGTCAAGAAGTTCCGGATTGATTTTTTTCGCCTCCTCCCTAAGAAGTATCTTGGCCTTTGCCTCGGCAAAATAGTTTTCGGTGTCATCGTTGGCCATGGCATCTATCGGAGTGGCTACAATATTGTAGTCAACCTTCGCCAGCTTTCCAAGGGCAATCCTCCTGAACTTTGGCACGATCGGTATCACCGACCAGTCTATATTCAGCCAGCTCTCCTTTGTCTGCTCGTCAATACCCATGAGAGGCCTGTACTTGTTTATGCTCTGGTTTCCCATGGCATACTGCTTGTTGACCTCGTACCGGAATCTTGAATGGTAGAATATTTCCCTAGGAGTGTCGTTCTCAAAGGATGACCAAGCAGCCTTTGCAAATTGCATGATCCACTCCCTGTTCTTTTCCCTTGGATCCAGCAGGTGGCTGGGGAAGTCGTGTATTAATCCCATCTCGGAATTTATATTTTATAGAGTTTGAAATAATCCGTTGCTTCTTTTATCTCTCCCATATCACGCTTAGAAACCTTCACTTGGTCGGCTATCAGTGCGTAACCTGCGGCCATGGCTATGTCAAACTTAGTCGTGTTTGATATGTCAAAGTCCAGCCAGTCCTGAATCAGATCCTTGAAATACACAACCTCTATGTAGTTGTTTATGTAATCCTCGGTCAGTTCAGCTATCTGCTGGTGCGTCTTTGGACTTGCAGCAATACCCGGCTGGTTTCTTTCCGGTAGCCAAGTCAGGAAGTTCCCATAGTTTCGGTCGTTGAAATAGTTCAACATACCTATCTTGTTGTTCTCGAACAGCAAACTACAACCATAGTATACCGCCATCTTCAGCATGTCCTCATAGAAGATGACCACGCTGTCTGGCCGGTGAACATACTTCGCAACAAATGCGTAGTTGTACTTGTCCCCCGAGGCGGCAGAATACTTCTGTAGAACTATCCCGGCACCGTTCGACCTCCTCCCATCTTCTGTGGTGTTGTGGTCTATCGGGTCTACTCCGATCACAAACTTGGTATTGTTGTTGGGATAGAAAAGTTCGCCCCTCTTCAATACCTTGTTGCTATCCATCTCATCATCGAATAGTTTTACCACTTCCCACTTGCCATTCCTTGACGGCTCCCAGATGACACGACTATCCTTTTGTCCACCTTCCCACACAAAGTTACCTCTTGTTGTTATATTATCCTTCCAACTGAGCCTATCTAACCTTTCGTTCAGCTTCATGGCGTCATAAAGACACTTGTTGCCGTCTATCCTGAACGCCTCTTCCCAGCTTAATGGTTCCTTTCTGATGACCGAGCTGAGAGATCTTGGGTCATTTGCAAGAAGTTTCCTCTCCTCAAGTATCTCGTTCAGTGCCATCTCCCTGTTTGCTATACCATACTTGTCGTAGTACCTTGTCTGGTCTGCCGAACAGAAGTACCTGTACAGGCCACTGGGAGTTCTCTTGCCGGTCTTGTTTGTGTGGTCCGACTTGTCCCATATGGTCTTAAACGCCTGACCGCCCTGTTCCATATCTTCGACCGTTGTAGTAAGGAGCGACTTGCCTATGATCCTTCCCTCGTCATCTAGGTGGCAGTATCTGGTAACAAGGTACCTGTCCCAAACATTTATGTCTGCAGTCTTCCCCACCTCATCTCCTAAGTACCTCTGAAGCTTCTGACCGTCATATGATATCGCCTCGGATGTCTTCCAGTCTATCATTGACTCAAGCTCTTCGTCATCTTTTATTGACTCCGCCTTTTTACCTTTCACCGTTGTTCGGTAGAACCTAAGCTCAGATGTTGGTGTCAGACCCTTTGACTGGTCATATACCGGTATGAAGAAATCTGGGAGTTTCTTGAATGGTTGAATGATTGCCTTACGGAATACTTCTTTTGCATCCGATCCGGTCTTTGATTGTACCCCCGATCTGGAATTATTAGCCCGGGAAGTATATTCATAAAGGAACACACCTCCACGATAGGTATTATGAACCACAGTTCCATCCGCCAGTAGGAATAGATGGTTGTCATCAACGGCAAAACCATAGTACTCCCCAATCCCAACATCTTCAATCTTAAAACCAAACCTCATGGAGTTTACCCTGTGCTTAACATTTAATGCTTTTTTTCTATCTATTCTGCACGGTATCCTGTGTATGTTTCCATAAATGGAAACCCTATAAACATCACACCTATAAACAGACCCGTCAGCCCTTTTCATGCTCGCCACCTTTTTGATAATGCTGGTGTAAAAGCCTAAACTTCTTGACAGTTCAACAATGCCATCAGCAAGTTCTTTTCTTTTCTGGGTAATCTCATAGCATGTTTGGAATCCCCTTATTATTGATAGGTGACCATCCGTATCTATCAAGCCTGCCAACAAGTCCAGCCTATTCTTTTCGCTGTCTATTAGATACTCGGATGGGATGTGCTTATTGTTTATCACATTGCAATCCCTCAACCCTTGGCGGTATATATTAACACCCTTCTGCTCTTTTTTTACTATAGCGTATGTGACTTCATCCCGATCAACCACAGAATAATTAATTGATTCCGCATACCTTTCTATCTCATCCCTAACTTCCGGGTCAACACCAGTTATGTTCCCAAAAGTTTTGCATCCATCTCCAAGATAAACGCCCATGATATAAGGAGGGATTGAATGGGAAACCTCTTCAAAATTTTTACCCCATCCAGTCCTATACATGACAAGGTGATCCTTCTCCCACTGCTTAAGAAGAAGATAGTCTTTTACAGAAATATTAACAGTTGAGTCTTTCTCCCATCCATAGATAGAATGTTTAGCAGCCCCATTCCATATGAGGGTTAGTATATGAGATTCGTTACAAGAAAATGGATCGCCCTTTCTTGGGATAATTTTATACATCCTTTCAGACCCAGATGTAGAACCATAAACCAGTCTAGGTGTGGAATCATCACCCATAACAAACTCCCCGTCTACAATATCTTGAACCATCTTTATAGATCCATCGTACATCCTGATCGGGGTATCTTTTGCAAAGCATTTCCCTTGCCTCCTTTTGGTTATCTCAACCATTCCAAAACACTCGGGATCATCTATACAATACTGAAGGAAATAGAAATATCTCCTGTCCGTGTCCCTGTATTTTGGCAGGCCAGTATCAAGGTGCCAGTAATTTAGGTAGAAGTAATGAAGACCGGTTATGTATGTGTCAACGCCATTGTTCTTAAACCAGAAACCATTCAGCCGGCGGTCCCATTCCTGCTGCCTGAACTGCTCAAGCACCGGGTCAAAATATTCATTATCCTCAGACTGCTTCTTTATTTCCTTCTCTCTTAGTTTTTTGTAATCCTTTGGAAGCTTTGTATATTCCCAGTACTGCTCAGATTTTTGGGGCAGGCGTACATAGACACCACGCTTCTCAATGCTGCCAGTGATGATGTTATAAACATACCCGGCCGGCGGGATGTTACATATCAAACCCTGCACATCTTCTGTGGTTCCCTTATCTATTGGATTGAACATTTGCTATCTCCTCCGGCCTGAGCCTCTTTCTTATTGTTATTGCGTTATCAAGATCTTCATCTCCGCCGCTTAGTTCATTGTAATACTTCTGAAGTCTCTGGTATATCTCATCCTGAGAGGTCATGATCTGGGTCTTGATATTGATCGCCTGCAGAATGTCCTTGTCCCTGCTGCCATCTACCGGCATCATAACCCTGCGGTTGTACTCAAAGAATGCCTGCTCATTTGATACTATCATGGTCCACACCCAGTTATTCTGGTACTGCAGATATAACATGATCATGTCTATGAGTTCATTGTATGGCTCGTACTCGTCCTCTACCTTGATCTTAAAATCAAACAGACAGCTAACATCCTCCAGATCGTAGCCGGCCAGATCGGCAGCAAACTTTTTCCTCTTCCCAAGTTCTGGATAATGCTTTCTGAGTGGACTATTTATGTCGTACATCAGCAGGATGTACCTGACCATCTTGTCAATTCTTTCCTTTACTTTCTGATCCTTGGAGTCAAACTTTGGCTTTACTATCTCATAGAGCTTGGGATACACCGCAAAGATGTTCTTCTTGACAAGTGGGTCAAACTCCATTTTCTTATACTCTCTTTCGTCAATCATTTTAGTTCATGTTTCTTAACTTTCTCATATACCTTCAGTCTTTTTTCTGAGTAGTCTCTTAGGTTATAGTTCGCCACGCAAAAATCGTACAGATTGTTTGCGGACTTTGTCCGGTACTTCTTGTCTTCAACCAGCTTCCTCACCTGCTCCACAAACTCAGACTCGCCACTGAAATGATTCACCGGCATTAGCATGTATGGATCCACATAGGATACAACCGCCGGCATTTTAAGCGCAGCAAACTCCAAGACCTTTAGGTTGGACTTCATCCGGTTGAACTTTGTGTTCTTACTTGGTAAAATACCTATGTCCCCGTCATACTCTGACATGTACTCCTCGGATCCCTTCCATGGCCGGAAGCTGTATGGTATCACCCCCCCGGTCAGGTTCTTGACAAGTGGCTCATAGAACGGGCTTTCGTGGTGGCCGGCGATTACATACTCAACCCCCAGATCCGAAAGCTTCTTGTGAGTGTTCGATATTATCCCGGTATTTGAATAGTTCATTACCGTTGATGCATAAAGAAGCTTCCTTGAAAATTCACGTTTTGTGAACTTGAACTGCCCATGCCCATAGTCAATGGCATTGGGTATTATGTACACATTACTATTTGGTATAATATCAGCTAGGTCTTTGTGTGTGACCGTGACGGCGTCAGCCATCATCAGGTGCTCCCTTATCTGGAGGGACACATTACTCCTGCGCCACCATTCATAAAGTGGGTGATCAGGGTTCACCTCCCACCAATCGTCTGTGTCAACAATAATCTTGAACCCGTACTTCTTTCTGAGCCCATCCAAGAATCTTGCAGAAAGCTTTGTGTGCCGGTTATAGTGCAGGACGTCACACCACCTAACATCATCCTCGGATATGTTGGCCACCGTCCTAACCTCTGCGTCAAGAAGATTGTTCGGCATGTACACCCTGTGGTAGGACGAACCGTCAAGACCCTTTATGTACGAAAGTATTTTCATTCTATAGCCTTCTCGAACTCGCCTATGTTCATGAGTATATTATGATCGATCCCAGACTTGGTTGTCAACTTTATGCATGGCTTAACCTGAGATATCACATCGTCATGAAAGTTCAGGTCTGTCTCAATATAAGACTCTATCTGGAACGGATTTATCATCAGGTCAAAAGAAACCACTTCCCCATCAACTGTTATCTCGTATGCGTTCAGCTTTATAAACCTTCCCATATTAATTGAATTTATCCCACCTTTCCAGATATGTTTGTTTCGGATATATGCACACCTTCATTTCAGAGTACGGTATTATGTACCAAGATTTCAACGAGTGTATGTATACTGCGAATATGTCAACATCCCCGGGTTCATACTTCTGGTTTCTCTTCTTCCTGAGGTATATCTTGTATTCGCTGTTTAACCTCTTTTCATACCAGATGCTTTTTATCTGAACCTTGTGTATATTCCCAGAGTCAACTATCCTGTCATAGGTAGACTGGGAGTTTACCGGACGGGACACCACAAAGCCCATCTCAATCATCTTAGTATCAAACATCACCTCGGCAAGATCCCCTTTTTCAGAACTCAAAGATTTTAGCTTTATCGAGTGGTAGGTAAGCGTTTACTCTTGTGGCTACACCGCCGTTGCAGGTTTCTTGAGTCTTTGACTTCTTGGTCTTGAACTCAAACAGACGCTGTCCGTTCACATCGGTTATCTTCCATATAAGTATGACGTTTTCGGAGATCAGTCTCACTATCAAAAAGAATGGCACACCAAACTGGTATGCCAATTCACCCCCGAACTTCAGCTTTGTGTACGTCACCAGATAACCCCCGTTCTCGGATAGGTACCTTCTTGTAAGTCTTTTGTCGCCGGCAAATTCTCTGGTTCTTATCTCAGCAATCCCGATCATCTTCAGGAGGTCTCCGTCCTTCTTGGCTATCACAACGTCAGCGGTGTGATCCGGCGTTGCGGTGTTTATCAGAACAAATCCCATGCTCTCTATAAGAGACTGGGTCTTGTACTGTTCACCCATGAATACTTTCCCCTTCCTCGTTTCGCAGTCCAGCATTCTCTCTTCTTTTTTGCTGAAGGGAGTAGATCATATCAAGATACCGATGTATCCCGGGCATTCCATCTTTTTCGTATGCCTTTCTCATCCTCCTTTCGTGGTTTATTGGGTGGTTGACTATGTTGGGGAAATTCTGCAATTCGCCCTGTTCGTTATAGTCCTCATAAAAGCCGGAGACCGTCTGCTCGTAAACTACGGGCAAACGGTCGGCTATCTGTTTGATGTGTTTGATGTCAGACTTGTTCATTTGAACTTCATCATGTATTTAAGTTTTGTAACCGCCTGCAGCAGATCCGCAGACAGGTTACACAGGGTTTCGTCTTCTATCTCCTCAGAGGCGTTGTACAGTTCCCGGAACAGAAGTTCGCCGGTAACCACAGTACCTCCGGAGATGTCAAGCACTGCTGCCTCAACCCGGGGAATATACCCGGCACCGATACAGTGCTCAATGACCTTGTCATTGAACTCATCCAGAAACTCATAGAACTCTCCAAGTGCCACATGCATTGCGTAGGACTGTGAGACAACCGCAGTGTTGGCGTGCTCCACCTTTGCAAGTACTGAGAGTGCAAGGAGCTTTCTTACGATCTGAGAAAATTCTTTCATTGTTTTTAGTTTAGGATTCCAAGAATGTTTTCGTTATACATCACATAAAGGTTGTGTCCCTCTATCTTGTTTTCAAACATGCCCCTCTCTTCGAACATCACAACCGATCCGGCGGGGATGGATTCATCATTGGAGGCAAACACCCTACCCTGAGTCTTGCGTTTCTTTTTCGCCGTCTCAGGAATTATAAGTGTGCTCTTGACCTCCTCCTCTTCAACCTCTATTAGGATATGCTCACCGACCGGGATGATCTTCCCACCCCTTACAACCGCAAGGGCTTGGTAGTAGTCTATGACCCAGAGATTATCTCCAAGGAAATTTGTAGTGTCCTCCACTATCCCATAGTTGAAGTACAGCCTGTCACCGACCTGAACATTACAAACGAAGTCATCTGAAAGGTAGGGATCCCGCTCGGGGGTAGCAACAACCTCTGCATAGGGGAATACATTCTCCTGAGGTTTGTAGGAGGTGTCAAGCCAAAGCTTTTCACCGTTGAAGTCTATCTCCTCTTGGTGTGTTTTCTCAAGTCTAATAATTATCCTTGTAGGGCATTTCATATTAGAGATATATTAGAGCTGGAAGTGCATGCCGTCCAACCTCTTAAAGTTACCGCCCCAAACAAAACCGGCATCTGTAAAGCATTTAACAAACTTTTTAGAAAGCTTTGGGGTTTTGCCCAGACCATTCTCTGCGGCGTTTACATCAATCGCCAGTCCCCAAGAGTGGGCGGAGATATACTTGGCAGACTCTTCTATCTTGCCGGCATTGACCAGAGTCTGGTACTTTTTCTCGTAACCCCTTATCGGTCTGGTGTTGTAGCAACCATCCCAAGTCTTGAGTTCTTTTACTGCGCCGGTTGATATAAGGTTTTTGAATGCCTGAGACAGTGGGGCAATCAGGTCTGGGTGGCAGAAGATCTTTTTTGGGATGAACCCGATCTCAAGTTCTGCCGGGACGTCCCACACCACCAGCTTCCTTTTGAATGCCGGCGACATGGGGTCTCCGTATTTCTTGTAGTATGCGCTCATGATTTAAGTTTCTCCATGTGTTTGGATACAAGCATGTCCTTGTACTGTTTTTTATCGCCGTATTTTACATGACACTCTCTGCAGACCGCCATCAGGTTTTCTATGTTATTGGCCTCCTTGGATCCTCCCATGCCACGGGCATTGATGTGGTGGATGTCCACCGCAGTTTTTTTACAAACCTCACAGGGAATGAAATCATTCTGGTCGTACCCAAAGTGGTCAAGGTAGATCTTTGTGTGCTTCTTCATCTTCTGGTATTCCATCCTGTACTGGTACTGCTGCAACCTTATTCGCCAGTTCAGGTTGTTGTTGCATGATAACAGTAGAAGTACTACAAGGTATTTCATTTCCAGCCCTTCTTTAGTTTGGCAAACTGCTTGGGGCCAACTGTGCTTTTGCTTTTGGGTTTAGATGTCCCGGCCTTTTTCTTGGCATTGATGTTGTTGACCAGACTGTTCTTTACTCCAAGCTTATTGAGTTTCATATTGAGTAGTTATTGAGTTTCTTTAAAGAACCACTCATTATAACTACTGCTTAGTGGTTCAGTCTTTCTTCAGCATTGCTTCGCTTAAAAGCGTAGCAGATACACTTGTCGTAAAAACCCTGCTTGAGCGGACGAGCCCTCCCCCTAGCAAAGCTACCTTTCGGTCAGGGGTTTCGGCCCCTGTCGCTCCTGCTCTCAGCGCTAAACATACCGGTCTTCCGGTTAAACTTGGCTTGGCTTTTGAATGGTGCCGACCCGAGCAGGTAGAACCATGGAACAAATGTATGAACAATTTCTTGGATTTGGGAAGGGTGTGGAAAAGTCGTGTTCGTTCAGTTGTTTTTGTTTGTAAATTTGTTCTGTCGGGGGTGGCGGAAATAGACGCTAATAAGGTAAGATTGACTCCAGTTTAGGCAACTGGTCCTGTTCGTGATGCGCTATGTTAAGTGTCACCAACTTCATTGATCATACAGGTATCGAATCCTGTCCCCGACAATTTTAAACAACCAAACATGAAGATACTAAAAGGCACACACTCCCCGTTCCGTATTCCAAGATTGCTCTTTGGGAAACTTACCATGGAATACGAGGTCACATTCACCGACTCCTGCCGGTACGAGATTGACACCGACCAGTCGGACATCAACAAGCTTTTCGGGGTGGGGTACTTCCCGCACCATCACAAGAACTCCGTCCGGTTTGGATGGAGGTGGTACAATGACCGGCTTGAGGTACTGGCGTACTGGTACCAAAAGGGGGTTAGGAGCAGTAGCTACATCTGCGATGTGGAGCTCAACACGCCAACGGTTTTCAGGATAGACATCCTCAGGGACGTGCATATACTGACGGTCATGGGGAACCCTGTCAAGACAGACATCTTGGTACCCGGCAGGTGGTTTGGGTATTTCCTCAGGCCATACTTTGGTGGGAACAGGGTGGCACCTCACAACATCACAATCAAACTAAGGAGACTATAATGTACAACTACAACGCCAATGTTGTCAAGGTTATTGACGGAGACACTGTCCGTCTGGACATAGACCTTGGATTCCGGGTCAGGTGGGTCAGCAACTGCAGGCTGGCATCTATCAACGCTCCCGAGCTCGGTTCGGGGGGAGAAGAAGCCAGAGACTACCTAAAGACAATCCTCCCAGAAAACTGTAAGGTAGAGATAGTCAGCCGTTCACTGGATAAGTACGGTCGCCCAATAGTGGACATCAAGTCCGCTGACGGAACGGTAAACCAGCACCTGATAGACAAGAAACTAGTAAAGCTGTACAAATGAAGTTGATAGGATACTACGGCGGTGACGATACTCACGCCATGAGCGCATGGACCTCTACCGATCGGGACCCGGATAAGATGTCAAGGATGCCCCAGCTTTTGTATGGTCTGGCTCAGAACGGTCATGAGACCCCATTCGAGAAGTCCAGCCTGCACTTCCTGATCACGGTCGATCAGGCCACCCATATCCATCTGCTGAAGCACAGGATCGGGGTTTCGGTCAACGCCGAGTCTGCCCGGTACAAAGAACTCAAGGAAGATAAGACCTATCTTCCTGAAGACTGGAAAACAATAGAATTATCCGAAGGTCACATCAATCCATTTTTCTACGACGATGAAGGGGAAATCAATGACTGGTATGGTGTCCTGAAAGCCTTCACTGAGATGGGTGATCATCTCTACCACCAAGCACTTAAAGACCTAACACCCATCCTTGGCCGGCAGAGGGCAAAGGAGTCCGCCCGGTTCTTCAAGACCATGAACAGCGAAATAACCATGGACGTGATGTTCAACTTCCGGTCATTCGTCCACTTCTACCGGTTGAGGGCGGATGATCACGCCCAGCTCGAGGTTAGGGAGCTGGCTCGGGGGATGCTGAACCTAATCAAAGAAATACCCGGACAACCATTCAGACACTCTATAAACGCATTCAAACTATGACACCATACGATAAAGCAAAAGAACTATTCTCAAAGGTATACCCATATGTCAACGATTATTCAGATCCAGAAACTGCTGCAAAAGAGTTGGCCCTAATTGTATGCGATGAGGTTCTAGGTCAGCTTGTAAGCAGTACAACAGACTACGGTGCTTCGATACTTGCTTGGGAGCAGGTAAAAAAAGAGGTAAAAAATATCTGACATATGAACAGACTGGTAAGACATGACGGGCTGGTAAGGCAATACAAAAGCTTCATATGGATAAAGTGGAAAGAGGACAGGAGCTTCAGGTCTAAGCACAAGAAGATCGCCATAGGAAGGTCATTAATGTTTGGCGACTGGCTAACCACCACGGTAACGGAGATCCTAGAGGAGTCTCCAGAGTACATAAAGTTCAAGACAAAGAACAGCACATACGAACTATTCATAAACAAATAACATGAAAAAGACACTTTTAGCATTATTCACATTCACCCTTTCCGGATGCTTAAATAACCCACAGTCTACAGATTATGTTGGAGCGAACAATAAAATTAGGGTTGATTTTCTTTTTGAAAAAGACGGAGTAAGGGTTTATAGGTTTAATGACGATGGTTACTACCATTATTTTACCACAAACGGAGAGACCATTTCAAGGGTAAGTAAATACCGGGAAGAAAACATAAAACCCCAACCAGATGAAAACATCAAATAACCATATCGGTGACTCCAACAAAATGGTAACAGCAGTAGACTGGCTTCTGGGCGAAATCAAGAAGCTTGCATTCGACCCGGCCCATCACCTAGGATTGGGGGATGTGAGGATCACTCAGGGGATGATTGAGGATTGGGAGGAAATAGCCAAACCTATGAATAGAAAACAGATAATTGAGGCATATGTAGAGGGGTGGGATTGCAATGAACGGGGCGAAGTTAGGTGGATTGGAGATAAATACTACGATCAGACATATGGAAAATAAACAACAGACCGCAGTATGGTGGTTGGCAGAACAGCTGTTCAAAGACACAGCCCCTACGCTAAGGCAAAGGGCTCTAATTGAAGAGGCCAGAGCAATGCATAAGGAGCAAATAGAAAACGCTTGGGATAGGGGACAGTATATCGGCGAAAATTTTCCGCAAAGAATTATTGAGCCAGAGTACGAAAACAATTCAGAGGAATACTACAACCAAACATATGAAGTCAAATAGAGAGATACACGAAAGCATAAAGTCCCTAGAGAAGGAACTGGTCGGTGCTAAACGCTGGGTAACGGAGGTTATAAAAAAATACCGGGCGGATCGGGAGCGGTTCGGGGATGCCGACACTGGTGAGCTAGACGCAGCCACAGACCTAGTAACAGAAATAACAGTCAGGATTAATACCCTGCTCTGGGTGCTCGAATAAAGCCCATTACGGGCACCGGTCTAAGAACCATACTACGACATTCCCAGACAAAGATCTGCCAGCCACGGGCTTCTAATGAGCTCACAGAAAGTCGGGGATTACAATCTGGTAGCAAGAGGGGTGGGAAGGAGAGGTAAATGGGGGGGATGTGAGGGTGAGAAGAGGGGGTGTGAGGACGAGAAGGTGGGGTGAGTGTATATGTATGTGTATGCGTACACGCGCGCGGAGGCGCGGTTCATTAACCGGGTGGGGGTCGAAAATGGGCATCCCGAATCGATTCTGAAGCCACCACATAACGGGTCATTATGTGGGGATGAAACTAACAAATTGAAACTGAATGTAATGCATATGGGCAAACCAATTTCGACAGGCAGAAGAAGGGTAAACGGGAAAGGGAAATCGGGAATGAAACTGATCCTGATGGGGAGAAATGAAACCCGATCCTGCCCTGCTTATCCGTTCTATTGTGTACGTTTGACGCAAAGCAATTACCCCCCCTCCCTCCTCCTCCTTCATCCCCACCTGCCGTGAAACTTAACAAGTACATCTTCCTGCTACCTGCTGCCGTCGATGTGGTATGCAAGCGGATGGGGATCTCTCCCCTGTCTCCCTCGGACCTGTTCGTCCTGTACAGCGTTCAATATCTTCCTGCCCCTCCCAGTCAACTGGCGATCCTCCGACATGCCTCTGAGATGTTTCATCCCATTGCTCCAAGGACCGTGAACGAATGTTGCAGGAGGCTTGTCTCTTCCTCCCTGCTGTGTATCATAGAAGGGCGATATCATCTCTCTCCTGACGGGCGCATCTTTATCTCTTCTATTCGTCGTTACCTACTGAATAAGCGGCTGTCATAGTTTCCCCCCGAACTGCTCCCCATAGCCTCCACACACTATAACCCCCATTTATAGCCATTTGCTAACATATTTAGTACGCCAATGCTAAGAATCTTAGTAGCATTCAACCCATCAACAGGTCACATCTTCCATGCCCTGTGAATTATTTTAAACTTTTTTTGTCCCATGAAACCCTTGTCAGTACTGCATTTCATTAAAATCTGCAACGCTGTTGCAAAAATAAATTTGGATGCTGTGGAAAAGTCGTCGTATGTTTGTGTGGCAATCGGGTGATACCAACCAAGTCCCTCACCTTGCAATCAGTTCTTTCACATCGTCCCCTGCCCTGTAAGGCAGCCCGACAAACGGAGCAAAAGCACTCAGCCCGCCCAAAGGCAGGTATGAATAGCGGCATTCCAACCAAGACCCTGCCGCTATCCCCAACACGGCTCTGACATAGTCAACCCCACAAGGATGCGAACACGATGTAATATCGTCCCCAACGCATGACCAATTCCTTAGCACTGAGACAGCAAGTAGCGGCCACCATGCACCAAGCCACCCGATGAGGTCGATTTATCACCCATCGGTCGGGGGTTCCCCCCCTGAACAGGCCTGCATGGTGGTGACATGGTGTAATGCTACCACGCCGAAAGGGTGGCGGTCACAAGTCCGCATAAAAGCAGAGTGAATGAAGTATAAAAACCTATCACCATGACAAACAATTTTGAAGGTACATTCGCATTTGAAACATGGCACAATGGCGGACTACAAATGTCTGCCTTTTACGAAGGTATTCATGCCATCAATTTCATCTACATGCATGAGCAAAGCCGCACATTCGCTGACCTGCATGTGTACCATAACAAAATCGAGGCTTTAACTGCTTATGAGCAGTTGCAGAGCGAGGTTAACTGACGAGGACTGATTGCCCGAAACCCCTTCGGGGGTCTTAACCAAATTTTATCGCCATGATGACTATCAACATTGGCCTGAACAATAACCCGTTCAAGTACGAAGAACTCAGTGAGGCTATTGGTTATTCCTTCGGAGGCCGCTGTCAGTTTAGGTTAGGGCAGTGGGGAGAGACACCCGAGCCGACACTTGTCGCTCTCCTGCCCCGGCCGCTGACCATCGACGAATTAACGCTTCTGCTCTGCCTGACAAAACAGGAGTGCATCGCTGTTTGGGAAGATGGGGAGGGATATTTGGATTGGCATCCGAATTTTCCTGAGACCTGTCAATTCGATGAGCGGTTTTTCATACATCACACGGCTGAATGACCCTCCCCCACCCGCCGCCGAGCGTGGCCTTTGATGGCAAGGTGGAACTAAATTTTATCACCATGAAACGTATCAGCAAACAGGCCAAGGCCATCGCAGATGCCCACATTGAAGCCCGCAAGTCAGGAAACTTTAACGATCCAGTCTGCACCACCAAAGAGGAAGTCATCGCTGCCCTTCGAGACGGCAAAACGATCGAGGCAGTACTTGATCAAATAGAGATCAAGTTCACCTCCATCCATGCCATCATCCTGTCAAGGGTTCTCTTTCATCAGAGCAAAAACTACAGGGCGGGAGTTTACAAAGGTTTCCGCCTCCTGCTCGACTGATCTTTCACCTGTCGCTTTAGGCGTGGCATTCGATTGCGAACAGGTCCTAAATTTAACACTATGAATCAAGACAGGAAAAATCTCATCATCGTTCTCGCCCTGCTCATTGCAGGACTTATATTTGCAGGACATGCAGACATGGAGCAATACCCGCAGCATGCCTGCTACGACTCCACGCACAAGACCTGTGACGGAAAGTGTAAATGCGATGGATTTGAATGTACGAAGTGATGGTCGCAGGGTGGTTCGACTCCACCCGCTTCGCTAAACTGCGCTCGGCAGTACCCGAGCATTTACACCATGAAGTACGCAATAATTAAGCACGGGACAGCAGAATTTGATGTTGTCACCGAAGATGGCGGGGTTGCATCCATCTACCTAAATGGGTATGGATACACTACAATGTATTTTCAGTCAAGAATCGAAAACGGGAACTTTGATGAAGTAACGGAAGGAAAGGCATACTGCAAGGATTGGTCGGGAAATGAAGAAGACGATGTCATGATTGCTGATGCCTTGAAATGGCTCGACCCGTTCGAGGACAAATGGGAGCATGATGACAGCATTTGGCCTCAGATGAATTGGACTGCCCACATCAAGTGGCATGGCGAGAATTACGGCCTCGCCATAATCGACAAAGGCAATTCGGTCAGGCAGACACCTGTTGTCAAGATAGGGGGCAATATCCTTTTTGACAATACCCTTACTGAACGAGAAAGGCAAATTCTCTTATCCCTGTGAGAGCGATGGTCGCAGGACGGGTTCGACTCCCGTCCGCTCTCCTAATCAAAAACAAATCACCATGAGCAACTTTAATTTTGAAATAATAAAAGAAACCGAAAAGGCAATTTTTGCAAAAGTTCCTTATTTTGAAAAAACATCTGATAACGTTAAAAAACACAAGCAATTATTTTATGAATGTTGGATACCTAAAGCAGTTATTGATAAAGGAATTGCAAAAGAATTTGTTATCGGAAAAAGAAATGAAATAAGATTATCCAACAAATATCAAAGATTGTGCGAAATGCCGGATTGTTGGAAAACACTTGGAGAATATGCACCTGTAAAAACAGCACAAAAAGTTCAGGTTATTGATTATGATAAGTTGTCAGAATTGATTAAGTTTTATGAAAATAAATATGGTGCAAACTTGCGGAGATTGGTCATAGATGGCGAAGGATCTAATGGATATGTAAGTGATGAAGATGAAAAAATAATAAATCAATTAGAATTTCCTGCATTAACTAAGGCGCATATCCCCAAAAAACATATAACTATTTATTTGTAAGGGCAAAGAAACAGCCTGTTTTTTAATCCTCCCCCGAACTGTGATGGTCTAATGTGGGTTCGACTCCCACGCAGTTCCTCATCAAAACAAATCAAAATGAGCAACACGCACTATGTACTTATCAACGATGACAACGAGGTGGTCGCTGTCATAAAAAAGCAAAACTTCAAAGGTAGACTTGTGACAGCCATCGAAGATGAAACAGAGCAGGATGTATTGGGGTTGCAATTGGATCAGATTGAATACAATAGTTACATGATTAAAGCAAGGATTTCGGGCGGTCAGACATACACCGCCACGCTTAGACAAACTTGGGAATATTAAAACAAATCACCATGGTAGAATCAAATTACATCCATGCCGACAGAGTCCTGTCAAGCATCTACGCTGATGCTGTTGGCAAGTTTATGTCCAAGGCAGAGAATCAACTATGCTTCGATGAAATTTGCGAATATGTTCATCGTAAACTACAGCATAGAAAACAAGATGGGTATACTCACTCTTTAGCCATCGTCAAAGAAGTTTGTAAAAAGGTAGGAGAAAACTTTGACGGGTGCGTGGAGTACTATGCGCCAAATGCTAAATGCTATCGAGATATTTATTTTGCAATCTATAATTGAACATCCTATGCAGATTTATATTTTTTTGTGTGCGGGGATGATAATTGTAGTCATACTTATGATACTCGGAATCATTTATGACGACAGGCAATAATACCCCCGAACTGCTATGGTACTCGATCGGGTTCGATTCCCGATGCAGTTCCTCATCAAAACAACAAACCATGACAGCGACAATTTTCTTCTCAGTGGTGGCGGGAATAGTCTTCTCAGCCTACCTCCTCAGCAAAGGCCTCTCCACCCCCGAACAAATTAAAAAGTGGTGACATGTGGAAGGACGTCAAACAAATCAGCCTGAGCCACCCAAACGAGGTGGTTCGGGCATACGCCAAACACCTCCTCGCTAAAATGAACAGCGGCAAAAGGAGAGAAGCAAGAAAGGAAATTTTATTCTTCATCAAAAACCATAAACATGAATGTACATCAATTTCTTAAGCAAATTGAACAGGACGGGAAAGCAGTTTACTCCATTTCTGAAGGGGTCTTGAATCCCGAAGATGGGTTTATATTCTGCATACCCGACACGTTCGAGAAATTCGACGGGTCATATGATTCCCTGCAGAATTACGTTATGAAGCACATCAAGGAACTCGCATCGCCTCAGAGGTACATCCTCGCCTCGAGGATAAACATCGAGGTGGGAATCAAGATGTCAGAGTCTTCAGCAAGGGAACTCGCATCCATCAACGGAGGAGATTGGGTATACAACTGTCAAGACAAAAAGTATGAACTCACTAAAAGTTAAAACTATGCAAACGTTTATCACGGCCATCGTATTGGTTGTTGTGTCCTTTATCTTTGTCCTTGACAGGTACAAAAAGAACTGGGCATACAACCAAATCGAGGAAGACTATCAGAAAACAAAATCCGCCATCAATAAAGTGGACGAGCAGACTGCCACCCGCCTTAAAGATTATTTTTTCGAGAGGTGGACAGGTAGAATAAACAGGTGGGTTCTCCTCCAATATATGGCGAATCTTAATAGTTGACATGGTGATACCCCCCGAACCATTCTTGGTATAGGGGGCTTTTTATTAAAACAAATCAGATGGAAAATATAACATTCAATCAATGGATGGCGCATATCTACAGAGAGTTGGGCCATCCCGAAGAAAAGATAAAAAAATATGAGCAAGGTTGCGAAAGTGAAGAAACTATTCATGGATATCGACCAGTCTCTTCGGGGGTTGGACACTATGCCCGCCACGAAGAGAGCCAAGACACTGCACATTCTGTTGTTGATTAACGAAGAGTTGTGCGATAAAGTAATAGAATTAATTGAAAACAATGAAACACTTCAACGAAATCAGAGAGCATATCCTTCAGACGTACAAGATAGACATCACGAACAAAACGCGGAGGCAGCCGACGACTTACCTTCGAGGAGCGACAGCGTATATTCTTAGTTCCGTCTACCGATACCCCGATGGACTTGTTGCAGGGTGGCTCGGGATAGACAGGACATCTGCCCTGTACCATAGGCAGAGCCATGGGAACAAATACCTGTACGACTCATGGTACGCAGACCTGTACGATGAGTTATTTAAATTCGTAATTGAAAAAAAGGACGGACATGCAGAAAGCATTAAGAACAGGGTCAGAGAGGTTTTCGAAGGCATATAAGGCAGGCGATAGCATCTGCAGGATGACGATGGGAGTAAGGGAGAACACGGGCATCCGTGTTTTCCAATACCCATTTTCGGGGGGGAAGTTCCACACCCAGTCCCACTACACGGACTGGGCGAACAAGTTCCTGACCGAAACCGAAACTGAATATATCCAACCCATGGACGTGGTAGGCAGGTGCGAACTCTACACAAGAGGCATGCACACAGGAGAAATCAAGAGCAACAGGGGCACAAAGTATTCACCCCCTTCCGTCAGCACCTACACCAATGCAGCATCCAACCTATACAAGTACAGCCTGAGGGCGGGAACAATCCACTTGGAAAGATTCTCAGGTCTGCAGGGTATCGAAGAGCGCAAGAAAGCAAGGGATAAATGGAACAGGTTTTGGATCGGGTTCGATAGGTGGATGGAGGATCGTTCGATGAGGGCTAAAAGCAGGCACGAAATCATCAATGCCATAAAGATCATGGTCACCTACTGGGCGAGGGAAGAGTTTCTTACCCTGCCCGAGTTTCCGAAGATCGGAACATCCGTGAAACCGATCGTAGTCATCCCCCCGAAAATGATCCCCGCCATCATCAACGATGTGCAGGACGATGTTATGTGGGAAGTGGTATCCACCATACTTGTAAGCACCCTGAGAATCGGGGATGTACTGACCCTGTCCCCATCAGACTTTGAATTCGATGGGGAAGAGATGTACTTCAACAAGACTCTGAGCAAGACAGGATCGTGTACAATGCCTGTTCCGCCCGTTCTCGCCAAGGTGTACAGGAAAAACTTCCCAAACGTATTTTCCAAACCAATCGAAAAGCAGGACGTGTACGATGGTATAAAACAATTCCTTTCCAAGTATCCCGAACTGCAGGTAGAACACACGGTCACCACAGATGGGGTGCAGGAGACGAGAAAGTTGTACGAATGGGCGACCCCTCACATGCTGCGTAAGAGTGCCATTACAGCCATGATATACTTCGGGGTGGACCACATGCATGTCAGGCATGCCTCCGGCCACTCACACGGCTCTAAAGCGTTCTGGAGGTATGTGCAGGTGGTGGACAGCAAGTTCAAATCAGAAATCTCCAAGGCTCACCTCGCTATGGGGATAAGCAGTTGATATCTTGTACCAAACTTACAAACCAGTATTCTAAATTGCACACATGAATCTCAATTACAATGAAGACTCCATGACCATCGGGAAGGTGGAGTACAGCCTTAAAAAATACAGGTGGTACTTGTTGAACGAGCACCCCGACCTGTGTAAGGCGTACTTTATCAAGTCAATTCGGGTCGGGAGTGAGACCATCTTCACATACGACTGGATGGCGATCTACAGCAGGGCAAGGGAACTTAATATTCACATACAATTCATCAAACATGAAAGCAATTCTTAGTGCATTGCAGGTCTTCCACAAAGAGGTGAAGCCTGTTAAGAGGTCCGCAGACAATCCATTTTTTAAAAGTAAGTATGCCTCACTGGAAGACATCCAGTCTCAAATCAGAGAGCCCCTTTCAAAGGCGGGACTTGTGGTCACTCAGGCCAACGAGTTCAATGAGCACGGGACTTTCGTGTCAACCAAGGTGTGGCATGTGGAGAGTGGAGATTGTCTGACATCTGTCTTCCCTGTCATCGCCAAAAACCAAACAGCACAGGAGTACGGGAGTGCCGTATCCTACGCCAAGAGGTACAGCCTGACGGGACTTCTGAATCTGATCATCGTAGACGAAGATGATGATGGTGCAAAGGCATCGGGAACGATCAAGCAGATCACCACCAACAGCCTGACTGCCCTGCAGTATGACGCCATGGTCAAGTTTATCTCGGAAGGAAAGATCAAAGAGGTGGAAGCGGGTCTGAAGAAGTACACCCTCACCCCCGAGCAGACCAAGTTGCTTACTGCGATGATCAATCAGAAGAAAGCGGAACTGATTAAAGCGAGTACTATATGAAGAGAATATCTACAGCCAAACTGAGCGAAGAGCAGTGGCAACAAACGAGACTGGGGTTGGTAAGAGCCGGCAAGGTCGGGGGCAGCGATGCCTCCACCCTGCTCGGGCTCAATCCGTACAAGTCCGCCATCAGCCTGTACTACCAAGCACTGGGACTTGTGTCCGTGCCCAACAAGATGAATGCCATCATGCTTCATGGCAAGCAGTTGGAGTCTTATGTGGCCGATTGTTGGCAGTACTGGGACGGGACAGAAGATGGATGGGTCAACAACACCCTCGCCAATAACAAGATCAAGGAATATAAGAAGGTCAAGGCGATCCTTATGAACCCGAAATATCCTGCGCTGTTTGCGAACATCGATGGCAAGATAACCAAGCACCCGGACTACCAAACCCATGGGATCCTCGAGGTTAAAACAATCAGCGGATATTCTGCAGATATGTGGGAGGGCGGGATACCTCCAAGTTATCTGATTCAGTTGCAGCACTACCTGATCGTAACTGGATGGAAGTGGGGAGAGATTGTATACATGAAGGACGGCAGGGAACTTGGCTGCGTCACCTTTGACGCAGATAAGGAACTGCAGGAGAGGATTCTGAATGCAGCCAATGACTTCTATGAGAATGTCAACCATGTCAGGGGGCTTCTCAGGGAAGACGCACCTCAGGACGAACTGATGGACATCGCTATGCAGTACGAGCCACCCGCAGATGACACCAAAGCGTTCTCTGATTTCATCTCCGAAAAGCATAAGGCTCGGGAGAATGATGTCAGGGTGGTAGCGGATGACGATACTGAATCCTCAATCGCCGGCTACACAGAGGTGACGGCGAAGATCAAGTCTCTCGAAACCCATAAGCAGTTGGCTCAGAATCAGATCAAGCAGTTCATGGAAAGGGAAGGAGCGAATATCCTGACATTCAACGGAGGAAAGATTACATGGAGAACAAAATTCAACATCACTTATGATAAAGTTAATTGAGTTAGAGAAGGCATTTAAGGGCCAGTTTATCTGGGGAGATACCACGAAGCGGGCCATGGCTACGGATGAGAATTACGAGGGCAACATTGAGTCCGCAAGGACTATCTTTGTGGGGCTGTCTAACGTGTACAACTTCGATGCGCTTGACGTATGTGACCATCTCGACATTGGTATCGCCACATACAACGATAAGTTGGGCCAGTGGAGGGAGGCGTGGAAGGCAGGAGTCAGGGGAGATTACTACAGCAACACTCAGAAGAGGATGTTTATCAAGACCTGCCTTATTTTGAACGTGATCAAGTGGAAGACTAAAACAAACCCATACCTTAAACTTTCCGAGATATGATATCAGTAATCAACCACGACATAAGAGAAAAGGCAGGACTGAATTCTGTACAATATCTTGTACAGGATGCATGCTCTCAGTTTTCCCCCACACTCCGGCCAACAGGCGTGAAAGCGTTGTCAGAATTCTTAGGTCTGTCAACTACTCAGGTGTCCGATTCCATGAAGGAACTGATCGGACTTCAGTTGTTGGCAAAGCATGAGAACGGGTTCTACTATCCAACTGCGCTGTGGTATAACGCTCTGATGTCTGACGATGTGGAAGTGGTGAGCAAGGCCGCTGAGATGACATACAAGGTTATCTCTTATTTCAATGTACTGAACGGCACAAAGTATCAGCCGTCCACATCTCTTGCGAGCATCAAGTCAATCTTGCGCCAAAAAGAACTGGGATTCGATCACTTTCAGTCGGTTATTACACACAAGTATGAGACATGGGGAAAGGATGAGAAGATGAAGGAGTACAACAGGCCTGCGACAATCTTCTCAAGCAAGTTCTTCAAGTATCTTGACGATGCGAACCATTACTGGATCCGGAAAGCAGCCGAATGAAATTCTTAAACCTACTTGGAATGTCCGTAATAAGCAGGCATGATGATTACTTCCTCATTGATGTTACCGTGAACGATCTGATCAAGCATGGTCCTATGAACAGGGATGAACTGGAGAAGTTTATTCTCAGCAAGTTTCAGGATCAGCCTATCAAATACTTCAATGAGAATAGCAGACTGAAAATATTCCACCCCCGATCCGGGAAAAGTTGGTCTCCGAAATTATCAATAACTTTCGACTATGATTGAAAAACTAAGGCAGTATGGAATCAATGTGCGCCATGGTCGGGGGGATGTGAAGACTATCTGCCCCAAGTGCAGCCACACCCGAAAGCATAAGACAGATCCTTGTCTTTCCGTGAACGTGGACACTGGGGTATGGAACTGCCACAACTGCGGATGGACTGGCAGGGTAAAGGAGGAGAAGGTTTATGTCAAACCACAGGGCGAACTCAAGAAAGTAAGTCAGTCGGTGATCGATTGGTTTGCCGCTCGGGGGATAAGCAACCAAACACTCCTGCGCTATCAGATTACCGAAGGGATCGACTACATGCCTCAGGCGGGGAAGGAAGTGAGAACCATCCACTTCAACTATTTCTACCATGGAGATCTGGTCAACATAAAATATCGGGACAGCGAAAAGAACTTCAAGTTGGTGAGCGGGGCAAGGCTGATCCCTTTTGGATTCGATGTATGGAATGACGCAGACTCTGTCATAATTGTAGAGGGCGAGATAGACTGCATGTCCTTTTATGAGGCAGGCATAAGTAATGTTATCTCTGTTCCAAACGGAGCAAGCAAGGGCAATCAGAAACTGGAATGGCTCGATGAATTCTACCACCACTTTGAGGGTAAGAAGATCTACCTGTGCTGTGACAAGGACGAGGCAGGTCAGGCACTTCAGTATGAACTTGCCCGCAGACTGGGAAGGGAGAACTGCTGGGTGATCGATCTGCCACATAAGGATGCAAACGATACTATGACCTCGGATGGTAAGGAAAGGTTGGTGGAGTGTTACAACTCCGCCACACCTTATCCTGTAGAGGGACTCGAGGATGCATCCACGGAGATTGACAGCCTGATGGACCTGTACGACAACGGAATCCCAGATGGTTGGTATGGTTATGCCACCGACCTCAGGTGGTATCCGGGTCAGGTGGTGACCATCACTGGCATACCCTCTCATGGTAAGTCTACCTTTTTGAAAAACCTGATGGTTCAGTTATCCGAAAGATATGGTCTGAAATTCTTTGTGTACTCTGCAGAGGAAGCGAGCACCGCCATTGCCCTTACAGACCTGTATAGTATCTACACAGGCAAGGGGTTCTTCGAGAGCCAGTACGGGCCTAGGATTACACGACAGGAGATACTGGACATACAGCCGTTCATCAACAACCACTTCAAGTTCTACCGCCTGTCGGATCAGGATCTTTCTGTGGAAGGGATTCTTTCCAAGGCGAAGGAGATGGTCAGGCAGTACGGGATCAACGGGATAGTGATCGACAACATGAGTACGGTAGAGCAGAGCATGTCCTCCAAGCAGGACGCCCGCCACCATCAGATCCAGTCCATGCTGATGACCATAAGCAAGTTCGCCAAGAGCCACGGGGTAATTGTATTCCTTGTGGCGCACCCTAAAAAGATGCAGGAGGTTAAGTCAGGCATATACAGGGTGCCGAATGGGTATGACATCAGCGACTCAGCGCACTGGTACAACCTGACAGACTATGGAATCACGGTCTACAGGAACTTCGAGACCGGACAAACGGAGGTACACAGGTGGAAGGTCAGGTTGAAGTATGCAGGCAATGTGGGTGTGGATGCATTCAACTTCACCCCGTTTAACTCAAGGTATTCACTCACAGAAAGACTGAACGATGGCAATGACAGGACTAAGTTTGTCGGACAACCTATTGATCAAAAGAAGATTGAGGGATTCGCCCGACTTGCAGATTCTTCTGAGGGAACACTGGGTACTTCTAAAGCAGGGAGGACAGGTATTAGAATACCGTCTTGATAAGATGGGTCAGTACCTTACTCAGTGCAAAGAGAAGGACGTGATCCCCGGGAAGAAGTACTACCTGAGGATGCACACAGACCCAAACATTTTTTATCCGACAGTATTCGATCCGATCGTTGAATGGAAGACAATTCAAGACTTCGTTAAAATAGGAAAGGTATGGCAGGAAAGTCATCAAGAGTAAAGGGACACACGTTTGAGAGGGACATGGCTAAGTTGTTCCGTGAGATGGGATGGGAGAGATGTGTTACCTCCCGAGCTGAAAGCAAATCCAAGGACGACCAGAAGATTGATCTTTGTTTTACCGATCCCCTGAACGTTCAGTGCAAGGCTGTGGAGAACTTGGGTAGCATACACAGGGTACTCGCTGAGATGCCAGACGACACCAACTACAACATCGTCTTGCACAAGCGGAGCAGGTCGGGGGTGATAGTAGCAATGTCACTGGATGACTTCATAGAAATTATTAAAATGCTAAAATCAAACAGGATCATATGAAAGAATTAGTCAGGAAGATTCTAACCAACCACAAGCAGTCATCTTTAGAGGGTTTGCACATGATTACCGGCGGGGATATAGAAGAGTTAAGGTTGGCCATCTCTGAGTTGATTGATGAGGGATGGCTGAAGGAAAGCGTATTGAAAAATGGGTACGGTTCGATCGTGGTTTATAAGCGCAAGGAAACAAAACAGTTAGAATTGTGGAAAAATTAACAATAAAAAATATACTTTAATGTGGGTAGTTCAAGATCTTTACACCTCGGATGATTCGATATACTTCATCCCCCCCGAGGCAGACATCGATGAGATAGAGTTTGGAGAATGGAAAAAGAGCAACTGGCCAAACTTTCAGAGGAAACTGTTTGAGGACAAGAGGGAGGCTGAAAGATGGATGAGGGCAGCAAACCGGCAGGCATCAAAACAACATCAAAACAACTGGGCCTACAACACTAGGCACGGGATCATGAAAAAAAACTTTGAAGTGTATGAAGTTGACACTGGATCTTGGTACGACTGAACAACCGGTACTCGCCATTGCAATCGTATGGCATCCGGAGGAAAGGAGACTTGAAGTCCCCGGCATTTATCTTGTAAAATTTTTCATAACAATAAATCTCACATTCAAATGAGTAAAGAATCAGCAGGAGCTGCATGGAAGAAGAACATCAACACTAAGAACGGAGAGGTTGAGGTACTGAGCATCACGATCGGGGACAAGCGTTACACCGCATGGCCCAACACCTACAAGAAGCCCGGTGAAAAGAGCCCCGACTACAGGCTGCAGGAAGACAACTGGAAGCCGGAGTCCAAGCTTGCACCCAAGTTCGCAGGGCAGGAAGATCTGCCGTTCTAATTAGGTTTCCCGGATGGCGTAACTGCGAATGAATAGCAGCATAGGGTAACGCTCCACATTGGAAGATGCGGGTTCGAATCCCGCTCCGGGAACGAAATTGTCAGGGTGGCGAAATGGTAGACGCTATACTTAAGCAGTTGAAGCTGGGCAATTCAACAATACAGGTTCGAATCCTGTCCCTGACACTAACTTTTAAAATTAACAAATTATGTGGGTAATTACAAGAGCAGTAAATGAATATGACCAAGATGGTGATTATTTTGAATGCGTGTTTCAAAGTAAACCGACCCTTGAGCAGTTAGTAAAATATTTTGACGATGAGGAATTGGCTAAACACGTTTTAAATGGAGGTGGGAGAATTGAATTTGAACATACTTGGTACTATTTAACTCCGATGAAATCGGGAGAGAAATACGTACAGTCTTGATTATTTATATTTTTTGTCGGGGTGGCGGAATGGAGTATCAGATACTCTTTGGTAGACGCTAATATGCTAAGTCCCTTTGGAGCTAAACCGAGATTGCAATAGGTTAAATGGGGGACGTACAGGTTCGAATCCTTGTCCTTGACTACTTAAAATTAATACTTATGTGTTGTAGTAATACAAGCTACGAAAGGAAAGAAATAAATGGAGAATGTCCAGATTGCGGAGAGCCCACCGTAAATGGGAATGCATATGATTGCTGCGATTATTCACCTACGCAGTGTGAAACTTGTGGGTGGGCTCCATGCGATGAGTCTTGTTAAACACAGTCAGGGTGGCGAAATGGTAGACGCTTTGTAAAGGTTCATTCGGAGAGATTAATTACCTTGAAGATTGATTTTACCCTGAGAAAGGACTTTATAAGATAGGTTGCAAACTAATACAGGTATCGAATCCTGTCCCTGACACTTAAAATTTAAAAACAAAAAAACAATAATCATGTACAGAGAACCAGTTCCTGAAAGAATGCCAGATCGAGTAGAATATGAGGTTGGAACAGATGTGGCAAAAAACTATGGTAAACAACGTTTACTGCAAGAATACCCTGTTACTATTAGGTTTTTATCTATAGGATGTGTTATTGAAGTGGGATGTAGAAGTGTTCCCTTTTCTAGTTCGGATGAAGCTATGAAACAACTTAATGAATACGTTTCTGATCCTCATAAAGCAATTGAAAAATGGCGTAAGATATTTGAATAAAATTTAGTCAGGGTGGCGGAAGATAGACGCTACTGGTTAAATAGTGGGTATATGATGCGTAACGACTAACTATGAAAACCCACACAGGAGGAAAGTATTTCCACATCAGTGGAAGCATCAATGAAATTCCTTGCAGGTATCGAATCCTGTCCCTGACACTGTTTTTTGCCTTGATTTTTGAAATTAAATCGGACGGGAGTTTCTACTCCTGTCCTTTAATTTACAAATTTTAAACACTTTAATTTACAAAAATGGTAGTAACAGACAATCCCTCCTCGTTCGAACCGCTACATCTTTCAGTGATAGCGTTCATACTGATCATCTCATTGTCAATCAGAACATGGCTCCGCCGCCGGAGGAAAAAGAACAGCTTATGATTATCGGATTATCGGGCTATGCCGGATCGGGCAAAGACACCGCAGCAGAGATCATTAAATCCATCGACCCCACTTGGGAGGTCAAAAGGTTTTCGGAGAAACTTAAACAGGTGGCAGAGATCCTTACAGGAATCCCCGCCCATGCTTTCAACTCTCAGGAGGTGAAGGCGAGTGCACTGTCGCACCACTGGGACAGGTGGGAGTACAAGCCTAAAGCCGGAGGCACCCCCGTCCTCCCGGTCTATAGCGGAGAGGTCTCAAGAAAGCCGATGTTCATAAGGGACTTCCTGCAGATACTAGGGACAGATGCCGTCAGGGACAACCTGCATGAAGATGCTTGGGTCATAGCACTCATGCATGAGTACAGGCCTGATAGCAAGTGGATTATCACAGACGTAAGGTTCTTCAATGAATGTGCCGCCATCAAAGAAAAGGGCGGCATTATTGTTAGGGTTGACAGGGGCCGGCCGGTTAATCGCCACCCATCAGAGACTGCTATCGATGACTACCTGTTCGATGAAGTTATCCACAACCATGGTGGGATTGATGAATACATAGAGCGAGTTAAGTACTTTTATGAAAAGAAGATTCTTTTTTCATTACAATAAGTTTAAGCACGGCATGACAGTTCACTGGAAGAACCAATGCATACCGGTAGATGACATCTCCTGCGAGGTTCCGGTTGAAACCAAGTGGAACAGCTCTCAGCCAAGGCTTGTCCTTAGGGGCTGGGCCAAGGAGGTGGAAGTTCAATCTGTTGACGGAAGAAAAATAGCATTCATAAAATGAAAGAAGAACTCAAAGAGATTGTGGTCCAGTTGTCAAGGGCTATCGAGGAGGGCAATGAACTTAAATTAGGGATAGTGATAGGACAAATACTTTCAAGGCTAAAAGAGATCATAAATGAAACTGAATGAATCACAGGCGGAATCCCTTGAGTTGTTGTACGCCAACCTCAGGAACGCTCAGATGTATGCCGAGGATCTGATGAGATCAAGTCCCATAAAGGACGCCATACACAAGGTGCAGGTGAAGATCGACTGGTCGGTTAAGTTCTTGGAGAGTGCAATCCCCTCTCACAAAAGGGGGGCAGCTCGGGAGATAGACCACCTGTATTATGACCAGATATCCAGACTCGTAACACACATGGACGAAGAAACCAAAAACAAACTTGAAAACTTTATAAACCAACAATTATGAAAAAGTACATTATCTGTCTTGTAATCGCATTTAGCTTAGTAGAATCGGCAGCAGCCTGCAGCATGTGCCGGAAATTAGAAAGCGCATGGGACTCCTTTACCGCATGGTTGGAGAAGAAAGCATGCGAGAATGCCCAGTTCCACTACAAAAGGATCACCGGCAAAGATGGATTCTGTGAGCATGGCGGGAAGCACAAAGCAAATTATTAACCGAAATAAATACACTAATGTCACAGCAACCGATCATTACTTCCAACGGACATGTAACTGTCAACCACAAGGACGGCACGCTTACCATCCACCGGGATGAGATGTTGGACTTTGTAAAAGATTATATCCGGTACTATGCCTCCACAGATGGAGAGAATGTAACCTTTGACAAATCTCCGGAAGAATTCTTTGACGAAATATACGGAGGGTAATATGGACCTTGTCCCTTACAAGCAATCGTTGGAACTCAAGAATCTTGGGTTTGACGAGCCTTGTTTCACTTGGTATTGGGATGATATTGGACTCTATAGTGGTCTAGAGTTTGGCAATCATAACAAAAATATTAATTATGTTTCAGCACCAACGTTCTCTCAAGCTCTTAGATTCTTTCGTGAGAAGCACAACCTGTATGGGTTCATAACTCCGGCAGAAAAGAAAGATACAAAGCTTCGGTTTTCATTTCATATTGTAGACAACTGGGATGTCAACGAGATATTCGACACACCTGAAGAAGCTGAAATAGGATGTATCAAAAAGCTTATTGAACTTGTTAAAAACAAACAAAACGCACAATAAAATGAACCTATTTAAATTATTTATTCCGAAAGAAAAAGCACAAGTAGTTACAGAACTTGAAAGCTGGACGGTTAGTTGGGAAGTTGCTACATCGCTTATGTGGGGGGATTCAAAAGTGTTTAATAAAGTATTTATAAAACAGCCAGACGCTAAAGAGTTTGAGAAGCAGCTTAAAGAATCTGCATCATTTCTAAATACGCCAATAAGAGTTGAGGTTGTTCGTAATTAATAAACTAATAACATGACACCCAAAGAACAGGCTTACGAACTATATCACGCTATGGGGTTTTCGACTTATACAACAATGAATACGCAAACTGGGGAGAGTGAACCCGTTCACAGGAACCAGTACGCTAAAGCTTGCGCAATGACAGCTGTTAATTACATAATAGCATCAAACCCTCACAGCAACCCTCTTAACACAGAAGTCCATTCGACCATGGATTATTGGTTTCAAGTAAAACAAGAAATAGAAAAACTATGACACCAAAAGAAAAAGCAATAGAATTATATCAAGAATTTATTAATTATGTGCCAGCAGACATAGAATGGGAGCATAAATATGCAAAAGAATGTGCATTGATAGCAGTTGATGAGATAATAAACTCAGAACCTCGTAATCCATCCAATGTTGATTGGGATGATTGCGGTGGAACTCATGAGTATTATTACGAAGAACAACGAGAAGAAGCTGATAAATATTGGCGAGAAGTTAAACAAGA